ATTGTGGAAACTGGTTTTGCCGTCACAGTTAATTGACCTAATGGATTGTCAACTTGAATTGGTGCAAAAGCATTCAATGTAATAATACCACCCTTATAATCTACTGTTCCAATGTTGCCGTTGAATACGGTTTTAACATTCAAATCACTATTGTAATATGTTCTCAATGTTCCATATTTACCTTCAAGTGTGGCAGTTGCTGCAGCTAATGTCCCTGTTGTATCGTTCGCAGCATTAGTAATCTTTACGATTGCTGAGGTGTAACCTGTTCCTTTGTTCAGAACTTTAATTTCTCTGACTACACCATTAATAACTACAGCTTGAGCTGTTGCACCAGAACCATCACCTAAAATGGTGACTGTTGGTGGTGACTGATAACCGAAACCAGGGTTTGTAAGTGTGATAGACTCAACACCACCTGTTGATGAAGGAACTTCTTCGATAATCAAACCTTGGATTGTTTGTGCCAAGTTTAGTGGGTTTCTATAAACAACTGTTGGTGAACTCAAAATACCAGTCAAGAACATACCCTTATCCAACTCAGCACCATAGTGTAACTTATATGTCGTAGGTGTGGTTAGATTCGGGAAAAATTTCTTTTGTAAGTTGATTGAAATTTCGTTGGTGATAATTGATGTATCAACAGAGTTGATTAAGTTATTGAATTCAGATGCTTTGAAAGTTGAATTGAAAGTGTTTAGAGTATTTCTTGCATATGAATTGATAGCATTTTTGACAGAAGCTTTAATTTGTGCAGCGGTCAAAACAGTTTTCTTAGGATCATATAGAACGTTTGCTGTAATCTGGATGTAAGTATAGTCAGGATCAACCAACGTTGGTTCAACCGTCATAATAGATATTGGTTTTAAAACATCTTTGACCAATTTTGATTTTTGATTCTCAGTTAGTGTGTAGGAACCAGATGGTTTTACACAAACGAACACACGACCATACACTGGAGGATCATTTTGTTGACCACCCCAAACATTGACTGCATCAAAAGAATATCCTAAATTGTTCTGTTGTATTGCGGTAATGTAGTCATCTTGTGTGACAGCTCTTTTCTGTGATGCATATGATTTTGGTGCTTGGAAACGAATTGAATCGATGGTTTCTCTGTTGGCACCTTGTGAAGCGGCATACACTGGAGAGATAACAATGTCTCCATAACCACCAATGGTTGACATGGCAGTAAAGTTGTTTGCACCTGAACCGTTCAGACCTCTAGTGGAAATAAATGATAATCTTACGATGTTTCCATTTTTTAAATCTTTGCCTAAGACTCCGTTACCGAAATATATTTCGTAGTAACCATTTAGACCTTCTTGCAAGAAGAACACGTTGGAATTGCCATCTAATGTCAAGAAGTCATCCGCACGTGTGAAATTTGTTATCGCTGTATTAGAAGAAGATTCTTGCACAGCAACCAAAAGTGTTGTTGTGTCAATATCTGTATTTGGTATTTTAAACAACGATTTTGGGTTCGTTCCTTTATCAACTGTAAAAGAATAGTTTTGTGCGTTGCCTTGTTTTAAGACAACATCATTAAATTGAGCAACGTTGTTTAAAACATTTACTGTATGTGTATCAGCATTAACAAAGTTGTAGTTTACACCGTCAATAGATTCTGACAAGAAATTTGTATATTTTGGTAGTGTTAATGATTGGTCAGATGTTACGTTGTTTACTGTAATGTTGATTGTGGCTGAAGGTGCGATTGCTGACTTTGGAACATAGTTTAATAGTTTTGCTTGTGAAACAACAGAGTTTCTTTGTAGTGCAGTATCTAAAAACATCTCGTTGGCAATCATGTTTAGATAATATGCATTATACTGTGTGTTATAAGTCAAAACATCCAACAATGTGGACAAGGCAGAACCTTCATAGTTATAATCTTGAAGAACACCATTGTCCTTCATATAATCTTTTATACTAGACTTTATAGAATTAAAATCTAGTTCTGTTATGTTGAAATTTGAGTTTGCACCTGCCATTTTATCTGTTTCTCTCTAAAAAAACTGTTACAGTAGTTGGTTGTGTTGCATTTGCTATAAAAAACGTCAAAGTAACATCATAGGCATTTCTGTCTGTATACGGTTTCACCACAACATTTTTAAGGTCGACTCTAGGTTCGAAATTTTTTATTGTAGTTGCAATCTCTTTTTCAAGTGCATTTGCAGCTGTAAATGATACATTTTCAAACAAAAGTGTATCAATATTTGAACCGAAATTAGGGTTCCAGTGTTTTTCGTATTTTTTGGTCAATAATATGTTTCGAATTGAACGAATAACAGCTTGGTTATCATAGCTCAAAGCGATATCACCCAACACAGGTCTCTTTGCGAGTGTGAAGTCTATGTCTGAGTATAGTTTTTGTATGTTGGTTGCCATCTTTTATTTATACGTTAGGAGTGGATTCGCTTTTTGGACTTTTGGAACTGTCGAAAAAAATTCTTGGGCCGGAACGCAAAAATTCGAAATTTCGGTAATTAACTCATATTCAGTCTGGCTTTCGCTTTCGGTGTTCCAATCAAATTATTGACCAGATACTTTTCAGTTTCTCCCATATTATTCAATCTTTTGGTCTTATTGTATCCGTCTATAAACCTTTTCACGTTTGAATAATAGTTCAAATCTGAGTTTCTTCTATAATCCATGAAATTGTTGAGATTTTTTATGTGAGTGTCTATGGTTGTTATCTGTTGGCTCGTCAAATTCGATGAACCTAGGTAAATGCTATTGGCAACCTCTTGTGCATAGGTAACCAGTATATCGTTATTTGCAATCAACTGAGGTTCAATCATAAGACTAGAAAAACTGCCTAAAATTGGTGCATTATTGGTGACACCATCGGTCTGACTGGTAATATACATAGCAGTTCTGCCGGCTGATAGAGCCTGTTGCATATACACGTTTTGACTATCGGAACCATTAAATTCAATGACACCAGACAATCTTGCCGTGTGTGCCAAAAAGTTCTGAGTATTACCCATCAAAGTGGTTGCTGAAGAATTCACGTTCGCTAGATTCGTTACACCGGTCGTAGAAATCACAATCGAATTTGCGGTTTGATAAATCAACATACTGATAGATTGCATAGGATTTTGGTAATAACCATCAAAGTCATTGTTTGCAATATCCTGAGCTTGCCAATCTGTTATGAATGGTGGCATATCAGTTAGATGTGTTTGTGTTTGTTCCGACAACTCTTGGATGTGTCCGTTTGGATCATCAAAATTATAACCAAATGAATGCCAAATTCCTGCTGCGTTTGCCACTGCTACCATATTATCTCCTAATTATAAACCTTCAAATGCTGAAAATGGCGATGTTGTTGGTGTTCCATTGTTACCATTTCCATGAATGTGTGTATCAAATATTGCTGAGTTTATTTTATCTGCCATCAAAACTGCATCCAAGATTCCAAATTCTGCCAATTTACAGGTCATCAGAGGTGCATTTACAGAAACAACAGAATTGATTGTTCCAATCGCATTTATTTGTCCTGGAACAGCAACTGGTGATAGTGGGCTAGGAAATCCAGCAGAAACGCCACCAGAAGTTGTGAATCCAGCATCACCTGCATAAACACCACTACCTGCCGTAACTCTAGATTCTGCGCTTATTACGTCCGCATGTATAGCACCACCAACGTTCAAATCAGAAGCAATCGAAATGTGGTCGGCTGCACCAATATACATCGTTCCACCAAAATTTTCATCTGCGGTGATTCTAACATCAGTATCACCCAAAATATCTATATCACCAACAGACCTGATATTGGTTTCACCTTTGACTTGCAAATTGTAGTTTCCACCAACTTGAACATTCATGTCCTTTTTAACATCTATATTGCAATTACCTTCTATTTGAATGTTACAATTGCCACCAATCAATATATTTTTGTTTGAAACGATAATTGTGAATCCGTTTCCGTAAACCTTGTGAACCTCATCTCCATTAGGATGCATTTCAATAAATGTTCCCGTTCTGTGTGATAGACAGACACGTTCTCTTGTTGGTGTGTCATCCATCTCAAATTTATGTCCAGCTTCGGTTTGTTGAACATTATTGTATGGATATACAGGTTGATAGTATGTGTTTGCTGCCGATTCTGGTTCGGTCCAAAGACCTTCGACTGGTGGTGAGTTAATGTCTGATGTTTCCATGATATTAAGGTGTAGATTTACTTACTGGAGTTATTTTTGCTGAATCTGAAACACTTTGATTTGATGGTAAAGTTTTTTCATATTGTGCAATAGTTTTATTTGCTGCTTTCAAATCAGCAGCAGAAGCAGGAATCATTAATCCTGTGGTGGCCATACCTACGATTGTTACAGCACCTGCTGCAGCTGCGGTTGCCAATTTTACAGTATTTGCAGTTTCGTTCAACAAATTTTTAGTTTCTTTCAACATATCACCAAAACCAGTATCTTCTCCGGCTGTAAGTTCTTTAAAGAAATCAGTAAAAACACTGCCAACCAATTTTAAAAATTTAGTCAGACATTGTGCTAAGAGGGCCATAAATCTTGCTGGCAATGAACGAATCCATGTAATTAGTGCTCTGATTTTTGTGATGAATGCTAAAACGTATCTTTCGAAATTGATTACATCTTTTAAGAATTTTTGAACTTGTTTCAACCAACGCACAGCCTCTTTCAATTTGGCTGTTATATAAGCAAAAACACCTGTTCTATCAGTAAAACCTAAA